CATTCCCCTGCGCATCAGCGTGCACACCGGCCTGTGCCGCGACGGCGACGACTACTTCATCGAGGGCGAAGCGTGAGCCAGACCAAACTCCAATCCGCCACCGAGACCGCCGTGAGCACGGCCGTGGGTTTCGGCATCTCGTGGCTCGCGACGCTGATCGTGCTGCCCTGGTTCGGACACCGCCCGAGCGTGGCCGATGGTTTCGGCATCACCGTGGTCTTCACCGCCCTCAGCCTCGCCCGCGGCTACGTGCTGCGGCGGGTGTTCAACCACCTTCACAACAGGGCGCGGATCTGATCCGCGCCGTCCACAAGGAGTAGCAATGGAAAATCAAGGCATCAACCTGGACTCGATCGACCCCGAAGACCTGGCCAACTACCTCTTGCACGTGCGCGAGCGCGAGGAGGGCCACGCCTTGGTGATCATTCAAGCTGCCGCGAGCCTTTCTTCAACGCAGCCGCACTTTTTCGAAGAGAACATCAAGCGGGTCGTGAAGGCTCTCGCGGGTCTGAAAGCGTCCCCAGAGCTTGCTTCTGTCGCAGCTCTGCCCGGACCTGATTCATCAGCCTGACGGCTTCGCGCGGGATCTGATCCGGCGGCAGGTGGCTCAAGGCGCCGCCGGCGAGGATCCCGGCGGTAAGCGTGGCGGCGAGGTCGAGGGTGTCTGGCGAGGGTGCGGTGGGCATCGGTCGTTCCTTCGGTGGTGGGTGGGTGACGCCGCCCCAGCCTATCGCGAGCGGACATTCGCACTGAAATGTCCGCCCCGGCCGGCCCTACGGTGGGCCGGCCATGGCCTACTCCCAGTCCGACCTCGACGCTCTCGACCGAGCCATCGCCTCCGGCGCGCTGTCGCTGGAGCTGGCCGGCCGGAAGATGACGTACCGCAGCGTCGACGAGCTGCTGAAGGCCCGCGACCACGTCGCCGGCGAGCTCGCCCGTGCCGGCGCACCGCGCCGCGGCTCCGCCTTCCGCTTCCGGTTCACCACGGGGCGCGGCGAATGAACCCCATCGATCGCCTCGTTGGTTACTTCAACCCGGACGCCGGCCTGCGCCGCAAGCGCGCCCGCGCCATGCTCGAGCGCGCCTACGAAGGCGCCGTGCTCACCGACTGGAAGCCGCGCCGCGCCGGCGCCAGCGCCAACAGCGACCACCGCGCCGACGCCCGAATGCTGCGCTTCCGGGCCCGCGCCCTGGTGCAGAACGTGCCGTACATCCGCCGCGGTGTGAACGGCCTCGTCAACCACACCATCGGCACCGGCATCACGCCGCAGAGCCAGTCGCCCATCGCCGCCGCCCAGCTCGACGCCGAGTGGGCGCGCTGGTGCCTGCGCGCCGACGCCGATGGCATCTACGACTTCTACGGCCTCGAGGCCGCGGCCTACCGCGCGATGGAAGTCGACGGCGAGGTGCTTATCCGCCGCCGCACGCGCCGCCCGGGCGATGGCCTGCGCGTGCCGCTGCAGATCCAGCTGCTCGAGATCGATTGGCTCGACAGCGACCGCCAAGGCACCGTCGGCAACGGCGGCGTCATCGTCAACGGCATCCAGTACGACGCCATCGGCCGCGTGCAGGGCTACTGGCTCTTCGACCAGCACCCCGGCGACACGCAGCGCGTGGGCCGCGGCAGCAGCCGCCTCGTGCCGGCCAGCGAAATCCTGCACCTGTTCGCGCCCGAGCGGCCCGGCCAGGGCCGCGGCATCAGCCGCCTCTCTGCCGTCATCGCTCGTGCCCGCGACCTCATGCTGTACGAGGACGCCGAGCTGCAGCGCAAGAACCTCGAAACCCGGCTTTCGGTGTTGGTCAGTGGCGCCGAGGCCTCCGACCTGGCAAACCCGGCCGACGTCCCTCGGGGGATGGGCGTCGACGCCGCGGGCACGGCGCCCAACGCGGCCGCCGTCGATGCCACCGGAGACCTCGGCGCCCTGGCCAGCGGCGGCATCACGCAGCTGCCGTCGGGCATGAACATCACCACCGTCGCGCCCACCGCGGCGCCCGGCTACGTCGAGACGTGCAAGTTCAACCTGCACCTCATCGCCGCCGGCTTCGACGTGCCGTACGAAGTGATGACGGGCGATATGCGCGAGGTGAACTTCAGCTCCGCGCGCATCCGCTGGAACGACTTCCGCCAGTCCGTCGAACAGATGCAGTGGCTGGTGCTCGTGCCGCGGCTGTGCCGCCCCATCTGGGCGTGGTTCGTCGACGCCGCCAAGACGGCCGGCATCGTGCCGGAAGCCGCCACCGACGACGTCGACTGGTCCACCCCGCGCTGGGACTACGTCAACCCGCACCAGGACATCAAGGCCGAAGTCGAGGCCATTGGCGCGTGCCTGCTCACCCCGAGCGAGTCGCTGCGCCGCCGCGGCTACAACCCGGCCCAGGTGTTCGCCGAGGCCGGGCGCGACTTCGCGGCCATGCGCGCCGCGGGCGCCACCGACCTGATGGCCTTCATGTCGGGCAAGCCGCTGCCGCAGGCCGGTAACGCACCGCCTGCCAACCAGGAGTAAACCCGATGACGGCCGCCCGGTTGCCCCTCACCATCGAGCAGGGCGCTACCTGGAAGCATGCGCTGATCGTCCGAGACGGCGCGCAGCCGCGCGACCTCACCGGCTACACGGCGCGCATGCAGATCCGCAAGCTCGTGACCTCGACCGAGGTCCTTGCCGAGCTCACGGTGGCCAACAACGGCATCACCATCGTCGCCGCACAGGGCCGCATCGATCTGCTGCTGTCGGCCACGACCACCGCCGGCTTGCCCTCGGGGCCTTCGGTCTATGACTTGGAGCTTGAAAGCGCGGCCGGAGAGGTGACGCGCCTGCTGCAAGGCACCGTGACCGTCGACGCTCAGGTCACCCGGTGAGCAGCCCGATCACCATCGTCGAGATCCAGCCGGCCTCGACCAACGTCATCGAGGTGCAGCCGCCGCCGGTCATCGTGGTGGAGTCGGTAGGCGGCCAGTTCATCGGCCCGCAGGGGCCGCCCGGCGCGGAAGGGCCACCGGGGCCCGGTGGCGGCGGTTCACTCACGTCCACGGTGGCGCCGGCTGCCTTGGCGGCCACGGCCGCCATCGGCGCGTCCGATGAAGGCGCTCGCGCCGACCATGCGCACGCCAGGCCAACGCTCGGCGATCTCGGTGCCGAGCCCGCCGGGGCGGCCAGCGCCACCATGGCCGCACACACCGGCGCCGCGGATCCTCACCCGCAGTACGCGGCGGCCGCGCATGGGCATGCGAACGCCACGCCGTCGACCCCGGGCTTCATGGCGGCGGCCGACAAGTCGAAGCTTGATGGCGTCGCGGCCTCCGCGACGAACACGCCGCTTTCGAGCGCCACGCCCGCTGCTCTCGGTACCGCTTCCGCAGGCAGTGCCAGCGCGGCCGCCCGCGGCGACCACGTCCATCCGCTTCCCACGCCTGGTGCCATTGGTGCTGCGGCGGCCTCGCACACGCACGACGCCAGCGCGATCGTCTCCGGCACCATCGACCCAGCGCGCCTCCCGGTGCTGCCGAGCTCGGTGCAGATCGTCGCCACGACGATTGCGGGCCTCACGGCAGGCGAGCAAGCGCAGATCGGCGACGGCAGCATTGTCACCACGGCCGATGGCCGGCGCTGGGTCTACGTCGGCAGCGGCAGCAAGACCGACGAGGCCAGCTACATCGTGCTGGCCGACGTCACGCCCGATTGGTCCGCGATTTCGAATCGCCCGACCACGCTGGCGGGCTACGGCATTTCCGACGCGGCGCCGCTCGTGCACACGCACTCGGCATCGGCCATCACCGACTTCGCGGCCAGTGTTCGCGCACAGATCGAAGCCGCGCTTGCGGCCGGCGCGAACGTCACGATCACGCCGGCCGGCTCAGGCGCCACCCGCACCTTCAGCATCGCGGCTGCAGGCGGCGGCGGTGGCGGAAGCGCGCTTTCCGGTAGCGCCGTGCTGAATGTCCCGGGCCCTGCCGGAAGGCTGGAGTGGGCGGAAACCTTCACCGCCGCCGGCGTGCTCCCCGCGAGCCGCATCGTGCTGTCGCTCGCCGGCGAGCCCGACAGCGCTGAGAACGATCCCGAGCTGCTCGACGTGCTCTCGCTGTGGGGCGCGCCTGGCACTGGGGAAATCACCATCGGGGCCACCTTCGGGGCGAACGTCTCCGGGCCCGTCACCGTCAACTGGAGCGCGCTGTAATGGCCAAGATTTCCCGGGACCGCAAGAGCGGCAACCTTCATCCGCGCGAGAACATCCTGGGCGCAGGCAATCTCACCGCGCTCAACGCCGAGTTCTTCGTCGACTGCGACGGATGCGCCAGCTTCACGCTGGACCTCCGCGGCACCTTCAACCTCACGGTTGAGGTGACGGGTTTCATCGACGCGGCCAACCCGAGCCCGCCCATCCCGGTGCGGCCGTTCGGCCAGGCCGCGGTGCGCTACGTCTCGGTCGTAACGGGCACGGCGAATGGCGTGTGGCAGGGCTCGTGCGCGGGCTTTGATCGCCTCCGCGTCCGCGTGTCCGCCTACACCTCGGGCACGTGCGTGGCCACCCTCATCGCGCACAACGCGCCGCTGGACCAGTCCCTCTTGGGCAGCATCACGACAGACACGGGAACCACAGTGGGCGCTGCCGGCGCGGCTGCCACACTCACGCTTGGCGCCCCGGGTGCTGGCCTTCGCCACTACATCACGTACCTGTCCATCAATCGCTTCGCGACGGCCCTGCTCACAGCCGGCGCCGCTCCGGTGACCGTCATCACCACCAACCTGCCGGGTTCCTTGGCTTTCAGTTTCGCGGCCGACGCTGCAGCTCAGGGCACCATCGATCGCTGGCGCGAGGACTTCGCGTTCCCCATCGCCTCCAGCGCCCAGAACACGGCCACCACCATCGTTTGCCCGGCCACCACGGCCGTGATTTGGCGAGTCACCGCGGGCTTCTACGTGGCGCCGTAACGCCATCCGTCGAAAGCGGACATTTCCCCTGAAATGTCCGCGCCGCTCTCCGTAGCGTGCGGGCCATGAAGAACCAGACCCGCCTCCTCGAACAGCAGATCCGGCTTGCCACGCTGCAGCCGGCCACGTTCAACGCGGAATCACGCACCGTCGAGGTCGTCTGGACGACCGGCGCCGGCGTGAAGCGCTACGACTGGAACGCCGGCGAGTACTACAACGAGGAGCTCGAAGTGAGCGCCTCGGCCATCGACATGGCGCGCTTGGCCAGCGGCGCGGCGCCGGTGCTCAACTCGCACGACACGTGGTCGCTCGACGCGCAGATCGGCGTGGTGGAACGCGCCTGGATCGACGGCAGCGTGGGCCGCGCGGTGATCCGCCTGAGCGCCCGCGAAGACCTCGCCGGCATCGTGCAGGACATCCGCGACGGCATCATCCGCAACATCAGCGTCGGCTACAGCGTCCAGACCTACGAGATCACGCGCGACGCCAGCAGCAAGCTGCCGACCTACCGCGCCGTGCGCTGGACGCCGATGGAGCTCAGCTTCGTGAGCGTGCCGGCCGATGCCGCCGCCACCACCCGCGCCGCCCCCGGCGCCGACCCGCAGAAACCCAACCCCTCGCAGGGCTTCCCCTGCGAGTTCGTCAGCGCGCACGCGCGCAACTCCAGCGAGGAAACCCAGATGGACGAGAACGAAGCGCCGAACGGCGCCGACACGGCCCAGGCTGCCGCCGGCAACGGCGCCGCTCCGGCCACCACCCCGAACGACACGGCGGCGCAGGAGCGCTCGCTGCTGGCCCGTTCGGCCGACATCACCACGCTCGCTGCACGCCACGGCATGGCCGAGCGCGCCGCCGAGTGGATCCGCACCGGCAAGACCGTCGACGACGTGCGCAGCATCGTGCTCGACGAGCTGGCCAAGCGCGACCAGGCGGCCGGTGGCCACCACAACCGCGTGTCGGCCGGCGTCGACCAGGTCGACAAGCACCGCGCCGCGGCCGTGCAGGCCCTGATGGCCCGTCAGGGCGCCATGGGCGAGGACGGCAAGGCGGTGCGCGTCGAGTCCGGCAACCCGTTCCGCGGCCTGTCGCTGGTCGACATCGCCCGCCGCTGCCTCGAGCAGGCCGGCACCCGCACTGACGGAATGAGCCGCATGGACCTGGTGGGCCGCGCGTTCACCCAGACCACCAGCGACTTCCCGATCCTGCTCGAAAACGCCATGCAGAAGACCCTGCAGGCGGCCTACGCCACCGCGCCGGACACCTGGTCGCGCTGGTGCGCCACGGGCTCGGTCGCGGACTTCCGCGACCACCCGCGCTACCGCCTGGGCTCGCTGCCGAACCTGCAGGACCTCACCGAGGCCGGCGAGTTCCGCAACCGCCCCATCCCGGATGCCGACCGCTCGCGCGTTCGCGCCGGCACCAAGGGCAACATCATCAACCTGTCGCGGCAGGCCATCATCAACGACGACCTCGGCGCCTTCCTGGGCTTGGCGACGGCCTTCGGCCGCGCGGCTCGCCGCACCATCGAGGCCGACGTGTATGCGCTGCTCACCTCGAACAGCGGCAACGGCCCGCTGATGCAGGACGGCGTGGCGCTGTTCGATGCCACGCACGGCAACATCGGCACCACGCAGGCGCTCACCGTCACGGCGATCGACCAGGCACGCACGCTGATGGCGCGCCAGACCGACTTCACCGGCAACGAGTTCCTCGATCTGCGCCCGAGCATCTGGCTCGGCCCGATGGAGCTCGGCGGCACGGCTCGCGTCATCAACGACAGCCAGTTCGACCCCGACGCGAACAACAAGCTGCAGCGCGCCAACATGGTCGCTCGGCTGTTCGGCGACATCGTCGACACGCCGCGCCTGCTCGGCACGGCGAACCGCTGGTACGCCATCACCAACCCGGCCGACGCGCCCGTCTTCGAGGTGGTCTTCCTCGACGGCAACGACGCGCCGTACCTGGAGCTGGAGAACGGCTTCGACGTCGACGGTGCGCGCTGGAAGGCCCGCCTCGACTTCGGCGTCGGCGCCATCGACTGGCGCGGCATCGTGCGCGGCCAGACGGCCTAAGCCCCTCGCGTGACGCCGGCAGGCCGCCGGCGTCGCGCCTTCGATCAAGGAGACACCCATGGCCCGCAATTTCATCCAGGACGGCGAGACGCTCGACATCGTCGCCGCCGCCAACCTCACCAGCGGCACGCCGATCGCGGTCGGTGCGCTGGCTGCCATTCCGCTCAGCACCGTGCTCAGCGGCCAGCCCTGCGCCGTGCGCGTTGAAGGCGTGTTCCAGGCGCCCAAGGTGGCCGGCACGGCCTTCACCGTCGGCCAGCGCGTCAACTTCCGCCCGTCGGCCAACGCCTTCACCCTCGCAACCGCCACCACCGGCGACCTGCTGGGTGCCGGTGTTGCCGTGGCCGCGGCAGCCAGCGGCGACACCACGTGCGTGGTGCGCCTCTCGCCGGGCGTGGCCACGATCCAGCCGTAAGCCCGACGTGAGCGACGCTTTCGCCCTGTTCGCGCACGCCGCCTTCCAAGCGGCGGACGCGGCATTCTTCGGCGCCTTCGACGGCACCGTGACGGCCGGCGCCAACGCGCCTGCGCCGGCCAAGGTGTTCGTCGACCAGGCCACCGAAGGCATGGGCGATTTCGGCGAGGTGGTGGTGGGGCAGCACCTCATCACCTTCCTCGATGCCGGCCGCGCGGCAGCCCAAGCGCGGGCCGTGGTGGCCGCCAACGGCAGCACGTACACGCTCGAGCGCAAGGTCTTCGACGACGGCGTCACCGCCCGCTGGACGGCCGCCCGTGGCTGACGCGATCACCTGGCAGGCCGTGCAGGCGGTGGCCGATCGGCTGCCGCTCATCACCGTCGCCAACGGCTACCGCACCAACGCCGGCAACAGCGTGCTCACCGAACAGCTGCAGGCCGACCCCGGCCGCGGCGCGGTGGAGCGCCTGAGCGTCTACCTCGACCGCGCGGCGCGCACCCCGTCAACGCTCTTCGAGGGCGAAGACTGGACGCTGCAGCTCGTCGTCGAGGCCGACGTGCCCAGCACCCGTGCCGACGCGCAGCAGCGCGCCCA